TGTTTCCAATAAGCTGTATGGAGGGAGGTTACATTGGGTTCAAAGAATGTTGAATTAAGAGATCGTGGTCCTAAATCAAAAAAGGTTAATAATCTTACTCAACGTCAATTACTTTTTGTAGTTGAATATTTGAAGGATGAAAAGTTTAATGCAGTGAATGCAGCTCGTGAAGCTGGATATAAAGTTCCTAATAGTGCTGCTCAAAAATTGATGGGTAATCCAACGGTCTTAGGGTTGATTGGTAAAAAGGTAAAAGAACGTTGTGACCGTACTGAGATAGAGGCTGATAGGGTCTTAATGGAACTGGCTAGAATAGGATTTAGCAACCCTAAAGACATGTTCTCAGATGAAGGTGTGATGTTACCTATCCATGAGATGCCTGACGATATTGCAGCTTGCATCAGTGGCTTTGATGTGACTACAAAAACAGACAGTAGGACAGGGGAAACTGAGACTACAGTCAAGGTGAAGTTTTGGAATAAAAACAATGCCCTAGAATTACTCAGTAAACACTTAGGTCTGATTGCTGATAGACTACAACTTGGAAGGAGTGCTGATGAAGACAGTGCATCCTTAGATAAGCTATTGCTAGCACTTGAGAATGAACGTTCAGTTGTTGACACAGCTTTTATAGAGAGCAAGGTGAAATGAGATCAAAGGTAGATGGGGGTTGAAGTGACCAGCACAACAGCAGCCAAACAACGAGGCAGAGTGGACTACTTCGCAGGAAAGTCTATGGATGATAATCCCTACAAGAAGTCAACTCAAAAAACTCAATGGTTCATAGGTTGGTTAGATGCAAGAACTGAAACAAAACTTGGTCACCTATTTAAATCTACTGACAACAGTTAACGTTTTAAGGCCCTGTAGCTACCAAACAGCCCCACAGCCACCTAAACCCCTTTGCAAGCGTTACACAACCACACAGGCCCTCTATGGGAGACGTTACGCTATGCCAGTACCAACCAAACTAACCAAAAGACTGTTTACGTTTAATGAAGTAGTCATCATTGTGCTCTTGACATTCATTCTAGCTGACTCACCTATTTGGTATCTAGCTGGAGATTGGTCAGATGGTGATGAAGCTAAGAAAACTGGTGCTGGTGCTGGTCAAGTAATCGGTGGAGCAATCCTAGCTATAGTTGGAAAAGTTGTGAAGGATTGGTTATCAGAGGACAAAGACAAAGAGGAACCTTGAGGACGTTTGTTGATACTCGAACGTTGCGTCGTTGAGGTGGGATGTGGGCCTATCGTGCAAGGTGTTGATCGGTTTGTACCAGACAACAAACTGAGTCCCACCTCTTTAATTCAAGCACAGGAGTAAACCCTACTGATGGAGTACTCCAGGAGACAACAACATGACAGCAGAATATACTTGCAGACACTGTGGAGGCTATTCCGCTAAAGGAAGTGGATGTTGTAAAAGTTGTATCAACACAACTAGAAACAAAGATCCAACACCTGAAGAGATTGTTGAACGTTGTGCTATAGTGCGATTAGATTGGACTGAAGAAGTGAGACTTAAGAGGTTGATGAGATGGGACCTAGACGGGGAGTTAGACCTTGGATACTAGCTGGCTGAGTGATCCAATTAAATTCCAACGTATGTGTTGGCCAGACATAAGGCTCTATGATAAGCAGGAAGAGATCCTGTACTCCCTCAGGGACAACGATGAAACTGTGGTTCCTGCTGGTAACGGTTTAGGGAAAGACTTTGTTTGTGGCCTAGCTGCCATATGGTTTTTCTGTAGTCGCACTCCATGCAGGATTGTCACTAGCAGTGTAGATCAACCACAACTAAGAGGCGTTCTTTGGGGAGAGATAAGACGCTTTATTCAATCCTCTAAAATAAAGCTTCCACTGTTAGTCAACGACTTAATGATCAGACAGCAGATGAATGGAGTTATAGAACCACGCTCCTATCTAATAGGTAGAGTCACTGCGAAGGGTGAAGGCTTGCTTGGTCATCACATAGAACGCATGAACGATAACCTTCCACGTACCTTAGTTATATTTGATGAAGCTAGCGGTATCGACAATGAAAGCTATGAGGTGAGTGATACTTGGTCACACAGAGCCTTGATCATTGGTAACCCCTACCCTTGTAGCAACTTCTTTTTCAAAGGGGTCAAAGAGGGCACTAAGAAAAGCCCCTTCGGTAACTTCTACCGCAAAGTGATTAAGATCACTGCTCAAGACAGTCCCAACATCAGACTAGCGGAAGCCCAAATAGAAAAGGGCCAAGAGCCTACCAATGAAATACTGATCCCTGGTGTTGTTGACTTCCAAACCTACACTAAGCGTAGGGAGCTATGGGATAAGCAAAGACAAAGCGTAGGACTAGATGCAACATTCTATGAGGGGTCTGAAGTCAGACTGTATCCACCACTTTGGTTAGATCGTGCTGAACGTATTCAGGCAACCCTCAAACGCAATCGCTCAATCAGACGTACCCTAGGTATCGACAGTGCTGAAGGTGGAGACTCTACAGTGTGGACAGTTGTAGATATGCTAGGTATCATCCATCAGTTAAGTTTGAAAACACCAGACACAAGTGTGATTGTTGGTCAGACACTAGCACTGATGGCTGAGTTTAGAGTGGTAGCTACAGATGTGTATTTTGATAGAGGGGGTGGAGGTAAACAGCACGCTGATCTACTACGTAAGCAAGGCCACAAAGTAAATACAGTAGGTTTCGGTGAGCCCGCTAGTGATAGGTCTTACAGAAGAGGTATGAAAACAAGCCAACAACGCAGGACTGAAGATGAGCACCGTTACACCTACAAAAACCGTAGGGCTGAGATGTACGGAATACTCAGAGATTTATTGGATCCAGAATTCAACGAGGCTGGTTTTGGTATACCTAAAGAATTAGAGGACCTACGAAATCAACTTCAACCCATACCCAAACTGTACGATGAAGAGGGACGTATGTTCCTTCCACCCAAAGACAAACGTTCCAAAGAATCAACTATGGTTACACTAAAGCAAATCTTAGGTAGAAGCCCTGATGAAGCTGATAGCACTGTCTTAGCAGTCTATGGCCTATTCACCAAAACACTAAAACCAACTGCAGGAGTCGCATGATGGTCGCCACACAAGAACAAACTGAACCTGGTCGTAGAATGTCTGGTGATGAGCTAGACCTAATCGCTAATGCAGTGTTAGCTCGCGGTGAACTGCTAAACAAAATGTTTGATAGTCGTCGCGACATTGATGATGAATGTGGTTACCCCAAAACATATGAACTGCTTGCTGATAAATACCAAGTGCTCTACGACCGTGAAGCAGTTGCTAGAAGGGTAGTCAATGTACTCCCCCGTGAGACTTGGCAAGTCACCCCAAAAGTATTTGAGGACAGTGATCCAAAAAACAAAACACCCTTTGAGGCCAGTCTTGAAACACTTCAAACAAATCTCACGGGTGGAAGCAAGTTCAACAATCCCAAGATGAATGTCTTTTGGGAGTTACTCAAAAGAGCGGATATGTTATGCGGTATCGGCTACTATGGTGGAGTATTACTCGGTATAGATGATGGCCTTGAACTGAGTGAACCTGCAGAGCATCGCAAGGGTGCAAAACTAAACTACATGAGGGCATTTCCTGAACAGTTTTGCACAGTCACAAAAGTAGAATCAGAGAAGACCAATCCCCGCTATAGTCTTCCTACTGAATACAACGTAACATTCAATGACCCTTCCAATGCTAGTCCAACAGTGGGAGTATCCCTAGCCACACTCAAAGTGCACTGGACTAGAATCATCCACGTTGCAGACAACCTAAATTCAAGTGAGATATTCGGTACTCCCCGTATGCAACCCGTCTACAACCGTATATGGGATCTACGCAAACTCTATGGAGGCAGTGCTGAGATGTATTGGCGTGGAGCCTTCCCAGGCATAGCACTAGAGACGCATCCCCAGCTAGGTGGAGATGTCAACATTGATACAGCAGCTATTCGCACAGAGATGACCTCCTACATGGATGGGCTACAACGCTATATGAGTTTGATGGGAATGAGTGCTAAGTCACTAGCCCCACAAGTTGTAGACCCAACACCACAGATCAACACTCAACTAGAGTCAATTTGCATTGACCTCAACATTCCTAAACGCATCTTTGTAGGTAGTGAACGTGGTCAACTAGCGAGTGGTCAAGACGATGATACATGGACAGACAGACTAGTCGAGCGTGAAACCAATCACGTAACACCTAGGATTGTTGTCCCAGCCATTGACCGTCTAATCAACTTGGGTGTCTTAGAGGAACCTGCAGAGTACTTTGTTGAATGGCCCAACCGACAAGAGCTAGACCCCATCACTAAAGCAACCATAGCAGTATCTAAGACAGATGCTTTGTCCAAGTACGTGATGGGTGAAGTGTTCAGCATAATTCCACCTATGGAATACCTAACCACAATCCTAGACATACCTGAGGAAGAGGCGATGGCCATCCTACAAAGTGCTGTAGGTTTTGCAGGTGATGATAGTGAACCGCTAAATCAAAAGGAGGAAGATGATGGTGGATCCGTGGAGACAACCCCCAAAGCGAAGGTTCCTAACTAGTTGCATGGCAGCCCTAGTCCTCTTGTTTGTTTTTGGTTGCATGATCCTAGCAATCCTAGCGGTTGCTTTAGTCTTCACATAGGGAGAGCAGGATGGAATACGTAGCACTAGCCAAATTTATCATTGAGTTCATCAAAGAGTGTAGAGAGAATAGGAGTAAAAATGACATTGAAGAAGTGGCACTAAATCGCCCCTTAGGAAGATGGTTGATTCGTAAACAACTGAGGGATAAAGGTCACAGAGGTGTGAAGCTACGAACTTCTATGAGAACACTTAAAGAAGCCACTATGACAGATACAGATGTGAAAGCATTTATTGCAAACGCTTTAGACCAGTAGGAGATTGAGTGTACATCAATCGACAGCACTACAGAAAAACGTTTACGTTTGCTATTCGTAGATTAGGTAAAGTTGTGAGACGACTTAAGAAGGACTTATGCAAATGCCTAATCCCCTGAGGACAGATCCAACACGAACCACCCTACTCCGCAGGAAATTCATGGCGGAAGTGTTGCGTAGGTTCAACAAGATGCGTAGAGCTATGATCAAGTTGGTTGTAGAAGAAGATGCGTTTGGTCTAAAGCTAAAAAATCATAGTGTCTCTGGTGCTGTCTTCAACTCAATCACAGCCAACGCTAATCAATGGGCTGATAGAGATGATGCTGGCAAGATGCAAGCTTTCAAACAGTGGTTGGCTAGTCAAGTAGATAATGAAGTCTTACAAAACTCTACCCTTGACAATGACAAGTGGTTGGCAGCTTACATCGATGATGCCTTTCAACGTGGACGTAGTAGAGGTTTTGATGATGTCAAGAAACAAGCTAGACAATTTCAAAACAACAACTTTTACAATGGGACCAAGCAAGAGTTTCTACGTAGTGCCTTCGGTGGTCCTGCAGGCCCTGAACGTGTAAAGGCACTGCTATCCCGTAGCTTCTCTGACTTGAAGGGTGTCACAGATGCTATGGCCTCTCAGATGCAGCGTACGCTTGCCGATGGTCTTATCCAAGGTATTTCACCACGTGAGATAGCTAGGCAGTTAGCAGACCGTCTAGACAAGATAGGGAAGACACGTGCACTAACCATAGCTCGTACTGAGATCATACGTGCACACGCTGAAGGCCAACTTGAGAGTATGGATGCTTTAGGCGTAGAGAAGGTAGGCATCATGGCTGAATGGTCTACTGCCGGTGATGACTTAGTGTGTCCTCTATGTAGTCCCCTTGAAGCTATGAGTTTAAAGATAAAAGAGGCACGTGGAATGATACCACGTCATCCAAATTGTAGATGAACTTGGATACCGTATGAATTCGGTACCAAGCCTAAGACCAAATCAAACATTGAAACAGCATTACGACGCTCCACTAAAGCTGGTGGAAACAGAAGTTGGCCAGGAGCTAAAGCTAAGATCGCTAAGAAACGTCCTTCATCTTTGCTATCCAAAAAGAAAGTGAAGCCTAGAGCACAGCTAGATATATCTCCTGAAGACTTGAGCCAATTTACACCGGACGAGTTGAAGGAATTTAACAAGCTAGCTAGAGACCGTACCAAACTCAACAAACTTAGAAAGGCAGGGACAGCTACACCAGAAGAACTTCAACAATTGGAAGACACTCTAGAGAGACTAGGTGAACTTAAAAAGTTAGCTAGAGCTAGAAAGACAGATGGAGTTACTCCATCACCAACACCGACACCCAAACCTAAGAAACGTGCCGCCAAAAAGAAGACAGCTAAGAAGAGTGACAAACCTGTGGCACCTGCTCCGTCTGAACGTGTTCCTCTAGGTAGGCATCCCAACCACCCAGACCACACATTTTCAGAAATTGCAGCACTGGAAGACCCTGAACTGAATATTCTGTTGGATCGTGTTTTAGCTATAGATGATAGGTCTGAGATAGTCACCCTTGCAGAGCGACTAAAACAAGCAATGATTGAAGCGAAGGAACTACCAAGGGGAGGAGCCCCCGAACG